TAGAAAACCATCTTCAAGGGAAATCGTTGTTCGTACTGGATACTTTGGAATGTTATTATTTGACCTTGCTATGCGTGGATTAAAAGCACCTTCGGACGATATTAAGTGGACGCACTCTACTCATAAGAATCATCTCGTTATACATCTGCATAGAAAGCATGGAATGTTAAAGGCATATTTGACGTATAGTTCACCTGTAAGCGAATTTGTAGTTAAGTATGGTACATTAGTATTATTTAAGACTACAGACCTTTCAGAAGAATATACTTGTAAGATACTTAGTAGATATGCTACATAGGGATACATGGAAGTTTAGCAGGGCTGCGAAGTTCTTTATGGATGAAGGGAAGTATACTAAGGAAGCCCGCAATCCTAACCCTGTGTCTAAGTATATGCGTTTCTGGTACGAGGAAGCATATAAGTGTTTATACGGACATACAGAAGACAATACAACAATAACAGGGTATCACTATTACTATCTTAACTATTCTCCGATATTAAAAGCAACTATCTCCAATGAGGTAGATGAGTTAGTAACAGACCAGTATATAGAAGCAGATAGGATAGAGGGGTTTCCTGACTTTTGGGATGGTGACTTCGATTACTTCCATTACCTTGAGGATGCATCTAAGATGGGAGAGCATGGGATTGTTCTTAAGGCACGTAGTAAAGGGTACAGTTTTAAGGGTTCGAGCATGTGCGATAGGAACTATTTCCTTATACCAAGGAGCAAGAGTTATGTTTATGCTTATGATAGTCAGTTCTTAACAAAGGATGGCATCTTGAATAAGGCATGGGATATAATGGACTTCAATGACCAGCATTGTGAGTGGAAGAAGCGAAGGTTAGTAAACTCAATGGAGCATAAGCAATCGGGATATGAAGAGAAGGATGAGACAGGAACGAAGTACAAGAAAGGTTTTAAGAGTGAGATAATAGGCATAAGTATCAATGATGGATATAAGAAGGTAAGGGGTAAGAGAGGTAAGTTAATACTCTTTGAAGAAGCGGGAGCTAATCCGTACTTGCTAAAGGCATGGAATGTGGCAGAGAACTCTATGAAGTCAGGCAACAGGGTATTCGGATTAATGGTTGGATTTGGCACCGGAGGTGAGGAAGATACTGATATTGTAGGACTTACAGAGTTATTTTACAATAAGGGTTATGGTGTTCATCATATACCTAACAAATGGGATAAGGGGCATAGGGAAAGTCATTGTGGTTTCTTTGTTCCTATGAGTAAGAACCTTGATGGCTTCATGGATAAGGATGGTAATTCTCTTGAAGATAAGGCAACGGAGTTCATCTTACAGAAAAGGGATGCATTAAAGAATGAGACGAAAGATATAGGTGCGTTGATAAGGAAGATGGCAGAGGAGCCGTTGACACCGAGGGAAGCACTTATGAGAGCCGGAGACAACTTCTTTCCAATAAATGACCTCAATGACATTCTTGCTAATAGAGTAACGGATACGACACAGGAAGCACAGTATACAGGCAAGTTGGTAATGGCAGGTGATGGAACGGTATCGTGGAAAACAGATGATAGCGTAAGACCTATAACGGAGTTTCCTTTGAAGTATGATGGTGATGATACAAAAAGTAGAGAGGGTTGTGTAGTGATATGGGAGATGCCTTTCAAGAATAAGGATGGAGTTATCCCGAGTGGCATGTATATAGCAGCGACTGACCCTTACGACCATGATGAAGCCGGTAGTTCTGATTCTTTGGGTAGTACCTTTGTGATGAATAGGGTTACTGACAGGATAGTGGCAGAATACACAGGAAGACCGGCAACAGCAAAAGAGTATTATGAGAATGTAAGGAAGTTACTTATATTCTTTAATGCGAGAGATAACTATGAGAATAACCTTAAAGGTATGTTCTCTTACTTTGAGAATATGAATAGTGCTTATCTTCTCTCCGATACACCCCGATGCTTGTATGACAAGATAGACGATAAGGCAGTATTGAATAGAAAGAAAGGATCGCCAGGGACGCTTCCTATTAAGAGATTTGGACTGGAACTATATAAGTCATGGCTGCTAACGCCAAATCAGTCTGACGGCAAATTAAACATGTATAGCATTAAGAGTATTCCTTTGCTTAAGGAGACGATATACTTCTCACTAAAGAATGGAAACTACGATAGAGTTCTTGCAATGGTTTATCTCATGATACTCAGGGAGGAATCTATGAGAATCGTTATAGATGCAAACAATTCCATTAAGACACCTGCTGATGACCCATTCTGGAAACGACATTATAATACATTGAATAAGCCAATTTGATAACTATCGTAATATGTAATATTACACAACATAAAATTAGAAAGTTGATTTAAGCCGTTTCTGTAACTTACTTTGTATAATAAAATTATTATATGAATCAGTTAACGGTATTTCCAAAGCAGAAAACTACAGATAAAGAAAAGAAAGCCAAGGATATGCAGTGGGCAAAAGACTGTATTGACGCTGGACTTACTCTAAGGTATCATGATAATTATTCTATACGTCAGTCAATGGCTAATAAAAAGTCCAACTATGAACTTTTTAATGGCAACATGGATGATAGTGATATAGAAAGGGTATTCAATTATTTAGGATTAAAGAACACATCGCTACCGGCAAAGACACAGAACTATCCTATAGAAGTTCCTAAGATAAACTTACTTGTAGGAGAAGAAGCGAGGAGAGTGTATAGGTATATTGTAAAGGCGGTAGGTGGTGATGCTATAACACAGATAGAAGAGCAGAAGAAAGAAAAGATTAATCAGGCACTTACGGATTATCTTACTAATCCCGAGAGGGAAGAGCCGACAAAGTTCGTCAAGCAATTAAGCAGATATATACATGTAGAGTATCAGGATAAGAGAGAGCAGATGGCTAATGGTATCTTAAAGTATTATTATCGTAAGTGCGATTGTCCTATTATCTTCAATAAGGGTTTCTACGATGTTCTTTTGGCAGCAGAGGAACTTTATAATGTAGATGAGTGTAATGGTGATATGGTCGTTAAGAAATGCGATACACAGACATTATATTCGATAAGGGGTAATGGTTCGGCATATCTTGAAGATGCTGATATAATCGTTGACGATGGTTATATGTCATTGGGGAAGATTATAGACACCTTCTATGAGGACTTAACGAAAGACGAGATAAAGCAGTTAGAGGATAATGTAAGTGCAGCGATACAGGGAGCAGAGATAATGTTCTTTTCGAATACGAGTGAAGATGGGTTAACACACTCTCCCAAGTCAGCGAATAATACTCTTAGTGATGGTCCAACGATACTTTATATTGATGATGGCAATGCTAATGCTTATACTGACCTTTATGATTTAGAAGGCAATATAAGAGTTTCTAAGGTCAAGTGGAAATCTTTCAGGCATGTAAAGAAAAGGATTTACTTTGATGAAAAGGGAGACCAGCAGGAAGATTTGGTAGCAAGTGATTATGAAGAGAACTTCAACGAAGGAGAGACAACTAAAGACTTGTGGATATCGGAATGGTGGGAAGGGTATAAGATAGCAGACTTATATATAAGGATACGTCCAAGTAGGATACAGTTCAGGGATATGCATAACCTCTCTTCGTGTAAGTCGGGATATGTAGGCACATATTATAATGTAGGTTCAAGTCAGGCAATAGCAATATATGACAGATTAAAACCTTACAAGTATTTATATAATGTCTTCATGCGTAGAACGGAACTTGCTTTTGCAAGGAATAAAGGTATCATAGGAGAGTTAAACCTTGCTGCTATTCCTGATAATTGGACGTTAGACCAATGGATGTATCATGCTGAGAACATAGGATGGGCTGTTGTAGACCCGTTTTCAGAAGCCAAGAAGGGTGTTGCTACAGGTAAGATAGCCGGTAACTTCAATACCTTTGGTGGAAGGACTATGAACTTCGATGCTACACAGAATATCAAGATGAATATTGAGATGTTGGGGTATATTGAGCAGAAGATTTCCGATGTCACAGGTATATCACGACAGAGGGAAGGTGCTATTGACAATAGAGAGACTGTAGGTGGAGTAACGAGGGCAGTAACGCAGTCTTCATATATAACAGAGCACATGTTCCTTATGCATGAGAATACTAAGAGAAGGGTACTGGAACACATGCTTGAGGTAGGTAAATATATCTACAGAGGAAGAAAGGATAAGTTACAGTATATAGACAATATTACAAAAGAGATAATAGAGATTGACGGTGACTTGCTTAACGAATGGTGCTATGGTATCTTTGTAGAAGATAGACCTGATGAAGTACAGATGTTAAATTCCTTACAGCAACTTGCACAGGTGGCAATGCAGAATGACAAGTTGGATTTCAGCAAGGCAATAGATATTCTCTCTAATGATTCTGTTTCGAATATTAAGTTCAATATCGAAGAGGGCGAGAGGGATAAGTACGAAAGGGAAGCACAGGCACAGGAGAGCCAGCAACAGTCACAGCAGCAGATAGCACAGATGGGTATGCAGATGGAGACAGAGAAGCAGGATAGGGAAGACAGGAGACTGCTTATGGAGTTAGAGAATAAGATACTCTTAAAGCAGATGGAGATACAGGAGAAGTCTAAGGATTTAGATAGGGATGGTGTTGTTGACAACGTAGAATTACAAAAAGAGATGATGCGGTTAACTGCTGATTATCAGAAGATGAAAATGCAGTTAGACGATAAAGATAAAGACAGGCAATTAAAAGACAGGGAGATAACTTCTAAAGAGAGAATTGCTAAGTCAAAACCAAAGAAAGCACAAAAGTAACTATCAATGGTATCTGTTTATTACATTCATGTATTGCTTTTAGTATATACATGATAGTACTTTTGTATTTAGGAGAAATTTAAAAACAGGCGATATGGAAGATTTATTTAACATGAAAATTGGTGTAGATGAAAATGTTTTCATAGACACTACGGAACTGGAAGGTTCCACAGAAAAAGGTTCTTTGAAAGATGAAGGCAAACCAAAAGATGAAACCGATAAGAAGGGAGAATCTGGTGACGATATCTTTATTGATGATGAAGGTAACGTAAGTCTTACTGATGATAAGGACGAAAAGAAAGAGGTTGTAGAAAAGCCCAAGAAAGAAAAAGAAGAAAAAGCAAAAGATAAGGGAAATGCCGGTGATAACCTTAAAGACAAGGTAACTCCTAAGAATTTCTCTCCATTCGCCACTGTCATTAAGGAAGCCGGCATTATTCCTGACTTAGACCTTGAGAAGATGACAGAGATGACAGCAGAGGAGCAGGTTGCTCACATGCTTGAAACGATGGAGCAGGTAATAGAAAAGAGGATTGAGGAAGGAATAAATGACGAGCCAGAAGAACTTGCTTATTTAAAAAAGCATTATCGTAAGGGTGTTCCTCTGAAAGAAATCTTAGATGTTCAGGAGTATAATATGAATGTCAATTCCGTTCGTGAATCGGAAGTGAAAAAGGAAGACAACAAAGACTTAAGAGCAAACATCATCAGGGAATACTATCGTATGACAGCCCCGGGTATGAAGAGGGATAAGGTAGAAAAACTTATTACTGATTCACAGTTGAGTGGTGACGATGTAGAAGAGGCGGTAACGTATCTTAATGAACTAAAAGAGATAGGTCGCAAGGAAGAGGATGCTATGGTTGTTCGTGCTGAGAAAAAGAAAGCAGATGACCTTAAGAGATATACTGATTGGAGCAAGGGATTAAAGGAAAAGATTGAAGAACTGGAAGAGGTTATTCCGGGGATTAAGTTAACGAAGAAGCAGAGGGATACAGTATATAATAACATGATACGTCCTGTTGAGCAACGGAAGTTAGAAGATGGAAGAACGATGTCGGTATCGAGAGCAATGCAGGTCAGAGAGAAGAATCCTGATTTATTCGATATACGCTTGAATGCGTTAATAGAAGAAGGGTACTTTGATGAAGACATTAAGAAGGAGAAAATCATCAAGAAGCAAAAGACTGCTGCTATATCGGAGTTGGAAAAGGAATTAGGAAGAGGAGATGATATCTCCATTACTAAGAGACGTACTGATGATACTAAAGATGTAGAAGAGCAGAAGAGTTGGTTTGGCTCATTGAACAAAATAACAGAAAAAAGATAAACTCTAAATAAATAAATTATGCCAAAAGTTGGAATTTTACAAGAATACTTCCCGAAAGATTTTTCAGGGTTAGTAACAAACAATCACCTTGGACAGATCTTCATGCAAGAAGGTGTTCAAGACGTACCTGGTGTTATCAATCAAATATATCAGGTTAATTACGGTATGGACTTAGAAAATTTTCTACGTCAGTTTCCGGTAGTCACTTTTGATAGTGATGAAGATTTCCGTTGGAGATTGCAGGGACGTGATGAAAAGAATATTCCTTTAGTCGGTGCCTTTTTACAAGCATCTACAGGTGCTCTTACTGCTGTTGCCGTAACTGACCAAGTTGGTCGTGCCGGTGCTCAGTTTGTACTACGCTTTCCTGAATCTTACTTTAGCGGTGGATTAATCGTAGGTGAAAAGAATGAAGTGTATCCTATCATGATTAAGAGTGGTCCTACTCCGTCAGGCTCATACTTTGATTATGTATGTGAATTATTCACAGGAGATGCTGACCTCTACATTCCTTACGAAGAACTTACTGCAGGAAAAAGATTCTCTATTGAGTGGAATACAGCAGAACAGACAATGAGTAAAGAGGGTACAATGCCTGTTTACACATCACCATTCTCTATGCGTAACTGTTTCACTATGCTTCGCATGGAAAATACTATCCCCGGTAATATGATTAACAAACCGGTAATGTTTCCGTTTATTGATTATACTACTAAGAAAGCCATGAAGACATGGTTACAATATACTGACTGGCAGTTGTACAAACAATTCAAGGCAGGAAAAAACCGTATGCTTATGTATGCTACTACCAATCGTGCTGCTGATGGAACATTCAAGCAGGTAGGTTCAAGTGGTTTTGTACGTCAGCAGGGTGCAGGTTTAAGACAGCAGATGTCACCGGCAAATACTACTTACTATAACGCTTTTGACATTGAATGGTTTACAGACAAACTATTGCAGATGTGCGTAGGTAAGATTGACAAAGCAAACCGTGGCGTATTAGTACGTACTGGTTCATGGGGTATGGTTCAGTTCTCAAGGGCACTGGAAAACTATACTTCGATGTATCAGCCACTACAAGACACATCACGTATTTATAGCAAGGGTTCAAATGGCGAACAGGGCTATAAAGGTCAGTTCATAGAATATATGGGCCCTGAAGGAACGAAAGTATCTTTCATGGTTGACAATATGTATGACGACAATGTACGTAATAAGAAGATGCATCCATCAGGAAAGGGTGTTGCAGAATCTTATAACTATGATATTTTTGCTCTTGGCACAGACAAGGGAGAAGCTAACATTCAGTTAGTGCATCAAAAAGGTATGGAACTGCACATGCGTTACATTCCTGGTTTGCGTGATCCTTTCTCTGCTACTGGTGCTAAACCCACTATGGCAGCGTCAAGAGTTGATGGTTATGAACAACATATCATGTCTAACTGCGGTGTAATGATTAAAGACCCCACTAAGACAATGCGTTTAATTCATAATTCATTAGCAACGGTATAAACAAACAATAATAGGAGTTAAAATGGAGAAAAACTTTGTATTACCAGAAAGAAAGATCGTTGTGAAGCCAATTGTCAGAGATGGTGGTTGGCTTCCTGATGGTCATGACGGGAAGTTCATGTACACAGGAACGTCAAAAGGTTATTGCGTACCTATCAACAGCGCAACGAATGTAATGCTTAATCCTTTAGCAGAGGATGAGCAAAGGTTCTTTGAGGAAGCATTTAAAATGGAAAAAGATGCTATGTCTCCTTACAGAAAGAAGGATAACTATTGGGCTAACAGGGAGATTACTCTTGACAGAAATGAAAGAGTACTTGACCTAAGTAATCATGAAGATTATATAGCGTGGAAGATATTGCTTTCTAATAAGGAGTTTATAGCACCGAGTTGGGATGAGAGACGTGCTAAGGGTACGTATGAATTTGCTTTAGTGGATACTACTATAGAGACTAAGAAGGTTTCTGCAAATATTCAGATGAAGTTAAAGGCAAACGCTATGCTTGGTAAGATAACTACCCACAGACAGAAGATGATGGATGCTATTATGGTGTATCGTATAAGCGTAAGAGATTATGCTAAATTACCGGAATCACCTGATAAGGACTCTTTGTATATTCTTTTGGATGATATCGTAAGTAAAGACCCGCAGGGATTCATAAAAGTCATGGATGATGATGACTATGAAATCAAACTGATGGTACAGAAACTTATATCATATAATATGGTAACGATGAATCCTTCGCAGAAGAATAGGTATGTAGTAGAGGGTACTGATTTATTAGGTTATCCTAATGAGTTGGTAGAACTGCTAAAGGAACCTGCAAATCAGGTTATAAAAGCGAAACTGTTATTACAGATAAAAGAAAAGGACGGTAAGGAATAAATGACTGCCAATGAGATGAGATATGAGTTCATGGTTGGTTATGATAAGATAACTAATCTTGCAGCACCCGGCTATACCGATGCAGAAGTATCAGTACTTTTGAATCAGGCACAGGAGGAGTTTGTAAAGACTACATATCATCCATTGGGGAATAAATACAGGCAGGGTTATGAAAATACCGAGAAGAGAAGGAAGGATTTGTCTAATCTAACGAGTACGGCAAATATCCAACAGTATGTTACAACAACAACATATTGCCATCCTAACGGTAGGTTCTATATTCTGCCTGTAGATATTCTTTACGCAATACAGGAAGAAGCGGTTATAAGTATAGATAATGAATGTGATAGTGTAACTACTACGATTTCTTTAGATAGAGAGACGGGAATATCAACTATAACAGTAAAAGACTATACTAATTTAATGCGTATTCCTGTTAAACCGATTACTCATGATGATTACAATTATATTATCAAGAGTCCATTTAAGAAACCTTCAAAGACGAAGGTGCTAAGACTGGACTACAATGATGATAATAATATGTCATTAAGAACTCATGAGTTGATAACAGATGGGACTTATGATGTTGTGAGGTATTTTTTAAGGTATATACGTAAACCTGTATCTATCGTTGTTAATAGGACTAATCCTTTAGCGATGGTAGATAGCGAACTTGACAGTAGTGTACATAGAGAGATTATTTCAATAGCGATAAGAATGGCTACTGGAATAACGAAACCGGAAGACTATCAGATAAAGACGATTGAAGAAACAAAGACTGAGTAAAAATTTTTAAAAACAAAAAAACAAAATATTATGGCTATAGATAAAATAACCTTGAGGAACTGGTTTAAAAGCGAAGAAGTTCCTGGATTGGCAAGAGCAGATAAAGTCAATGAAGTCATTGATACCGTAAATGGTATTACTGATGGTACTGGCGATTTGCATTGCAATAATCTTACAGTTGTAGGTACAACTACAATTGGTACAGTAGGAGCAGCAACAGTAACTGCAGCACATTATGGTGATGGAAGAGATATTACAACAGTATTAACTCTTACTAATTTTATAGTAGGTCCATTAGCAGGTGCAGCAGCAGATTTAGTGTTAATACCTGCAACCGCATTATTTGCATTTCCAGCAGGTATGCATATTCTTCATGCAAGTTCAGCAATAGTTGGATTGACTTGCGCTGGTACAGCAGTAACTCCAGATGTTGGATTGGGAAGTGTCGCTGGTGATGGCTCTGCTTTTGCTACTTTGAATTTAGCAACTGTAGGTGTTACTGTAGAAGATACATTAACTGGATTTGCAGTTGCAGATACAGTAACTCATGCATTGGTAACATCAAGGCCGGTAGTTCCTACAGCAGGAGCATTGGCAGGTATAGCAATGAATGCTACAGGAAGTTCAAAAAATCTTTATTTGAATGCAGCAGCAACATGGAATGCTAATAACACAGGAAACTTGACTGCGACAGGCACTGTTG